TTTTTCGGATCTAGTCGGCCAAAATTTAACTTTAGCTACCAAGTCGATTTGGGTGCCAAAAAAGCCGCACGAAGATCGGCTGGCTCACAATTGCGTTGATGAAGAATGATTACCCAGTATTTGTTCCTACCAAGGGCCGATTTAAGAACCCATTGACGGTTAAATATCTTAATCGAATAGGGGTGGATTATCAGGTTGTCATTGAAGAGCCAGAATACAGTGATTACGCCGCCATAATAGGCAAAGAAAGGATTATAGTTTTACCTCATCAAAACGAAGGGCTAACCGTTACTCGTAATTGGATTTGGGATTATGCGGAACATGAACTGCAAACCCCTTTTTTTTGGACTTTTGATGACAATATCAGGAACTTCTACCGCTTACACAAGAACATGAAATACCGAGTCGAAAGCCCTACTTTTTTGAAGGTGATGGAAGACTTTGCTGGCCGGTATGAAAACTTAATTGTTTCGGGGATGCAATACGAAGGTTTCGCTAATATGAAGTCGAAACAAAAACCAGTAGTTTTGAACCGCCGTGTTTACTCCAACATGTTGATCAAGACAGACTCAGGGTACCGGAATGAGCTTTTCTACAATGACGATACAGACCTTTGCTTGCGGGTGTTAAAAGATGGCAATTGCACAGCTTTGTTTTATGCTTTTTTGGCTGAAAAAATGGCAACCATGAGGGTCAAGGGCGGCATGACGGATTACTACGAGGAGACCAATAAACGGTTGCAATTTGCCCAAGAATTGCAAAAAGCCCACCCAGACGTAACAAAAGTCGTCAAGCGTTATGGGCGTTGGCACCATCAAGTGGATTACCGGCGTTTCAAGCGTAACAAATTGAAGAAAAAACAAGGTGTTTCAATTCCCGCCGGAACAAACAATTACGGCATGGTATTACGAGGGCCGTTGGCATCAAAGCCATGAAAATTTTAGTTACAGGTGGAGCTGGCTTTATTGGGTCGCACGTGGTTGATGCTTATGTCCAAGAAGGGCATCAAGTTACAGCCTTGGATAATTTAAGCCAAGGGGTACGAGATAATGTCAACCCAAGGGCCAAATTTGTCAACATGGACATTTGTTCTCTTGACTTGGCAGATTTTTTCGAGCAATCACAATTCGACGTGGTTAATCACCATGCGGCCTTAACGAGCGTCAGGCAATCGACGGAGCAGTCGCAATCTTATGCTAATACCAACTTGATGGGATCACTCAACTTGCTAGAAGCCTCAGTTCGGGCTGGTGTCAAGAAGTTCATCTTTGCCTCAACGGGTGGTTGTGTCTATGGGCAACAGGAATGCTCGTTAATTGATGAAGATTGCCGTACCCGGCCTCTTGACCCATATGGGATTAGCAAGGCCAGCCTAGAGCTATATTTGCCGTTTTATTTCGATCTTCATAAATTGAGATATTCAGTTTTGCGTTATGCCAACATCTATGGCCCAAGGCAGGCCTCAAAGTTGCCTCTTTACATGCGATCAGGCGTGGTTTCCATTTTTATTTCTGAAATGTTGGAAGGCCAAACAGTAGTCATCAATGGAGACGGGAGCCAAACCCGTGATTTTTTATATGTTGAAGATGCGGCTCGGGCTAATGTTCGTTTGTTGGGGCAAGGCGATCAACAAATTTTTAATTTTGGGCGAGGGCAAGGGCTTACCGTTAATCAAATTTTTAATCAATTAAAAGAAATTATTGGCTATTCTCTCAAGCCCACTTATTTGGCCTCTAGGATGGGAGAAGTCCAGTCAAATGTGTTGGATATCACCAAGGCTCGAAACGTGTTGGCATGGGAGCCATTGGTAGGGTTTGAACATGGCTTAACATTAACAGTCGACTATTTCAAGAGCTTAACCCGTCAACCTTCGATCCCTCCATCATTCGAGCTTGGAGCCTTACAAGTAGGGGGAGGGATTGATGCGTAATCGTCATAGTGCGGTCAAGTTAAGGAATATCCGTTTCCCGGGCCTAAAGGTGGCCCCCACTATTAACAAGCCATATTTTATGGCCTTACCCAAACAACGAGATTTTATGCAAAGCCATGCGGCTGAGAATTTGTATTCGGGTGCCGTACGAGCTGGCAAAAGTCGAGCTTTAATGGAGAAGTGCTACCAAGAGGCCATCGACACAGCCGGTATCCGTCTAGGCATCTTCAGGAAGGTCAGGGCCACATTGTATGAAACCACTATCCGTACTTTTGCTTGTGATGTCTTGGGTTGGCCTTCGATAGATGACCCCCAATCTGGCATTGTCAAGCGATGGCGAAAATCTGAATTGAAAGCCACCCTTTACAACGGTTCAGAACTCATATTCTTAGGCATGGACAAGAACAGTAAGATCGGTTCTTTGGAATTAGGGGGAGCTTTCGTGGATGAAGCTCACGAACTGGAGGTTGATGATTGGAACATGATCCAGACCCGTTTATCCCAACCCGTGGTCGAGAAACAGCGGATGTGGGCCGCTTGTAACCCGGCTTCACCCATGCACTGGTTGTACGAAAAGTTCTTCCGTAACCAAGGCGAAGACGTTTTCTGTGTAACTACCAACAGCTTTGAAAACCCGCATCTGGGTGAAGAGTACATCGCCAGATTAAAGAGGATGACCGGCAACTTTTATCGTCGGATGGCTTTGGGCGAATGGGTAGCCTTTTCTGGTTTGATCTTTGATTGTTTTGATGCTGACACCCATGTTATCAATCAAGTTGAAGACTCAGCCGGGGCTTACAACCTCCGTTCAATTGACTTTGGTGGCTTGAACCCTCATGTTTGCCAATGGTGGCGAGTTTATCCCGATGGCAAGATGGTGCTGTACCGAGAACTTTATCACAGCAACATTTCAGTTCGAGAATTTGCTGACAAGATTCATCAACATCAATCTCCACAAGAGGAAATCCAATACACGATCAGTGATCATGATGTCAGTGATCGCTTGACCTTAGCCGAGAACAATATCCAAACCCGACCCGCTTTGAAAGATGTCAAGCTAGGGTTAGAACGGACTTATGAGAAGATGGCCAACGGCGAATTGTTCTTTTATCGACAGGCCTTGGTGGAAGAGGATTGGCAATTGAAAGACGACACTGGAGCGGTCAACCGGATGAGACCTCAATCCACCTTGGAAGAACTGGGCAGTTATGAATGGCAAGTCAGTGCTGGCGTGGCTAAAGACCAACCCGTCAAGAAAGACGATCACGGCATGGATGCCATGCGGTATGCCGTCCAGAGTTTATATCAACCCCAAGCCCGTTGGTCGCATATCAGAGGAGTTTAGGATGGCAAGATTGCCCAGATCAATGGATTATGACCGATTAAAAGAACCAGTGGTTTTACTCAGTTATTGGTCACCCCGATACGGTACGGTTCATAAGATGCAATGCGATACCGATTTGGAATGGCGGGATTTAGTCCAAGGTGTGCCTGGTTATGAGCGTGAGTTGTACGAAGTGGGTCGGCGTAAGGTGGTGGCCCCCGACTATTGTCTCTATATCCTGATCGAACGAGACAAGATGACCGAATTAAGACAGAAAAAATATGGCGAACAACGAGACAACCGAATCTTTTCGGTAGGATAAGCTGATGGAATTTATAACTAATTATCATGGCGATTACACCAGCTTCCAAAACGACTGGCAATTTTATATCCAAAGCTATGTTGGAGGCCGACAATACACCACCGATGCCAACATCTTTCAGCATTTAAGGGAGACTGAACAAGATTACAACCTCCGCTTGAAACGGGCAGTCTACACCAATTACTGCCGTTCTGTGGTTGATTTGTACACCTCTTTCATCTTTGGGGTCGAAACCCATGTCATGCGAGATGTCGAGGCCGAATCATATCTGAACTTCCAACAAGATGTCGATTTGAGGGGCAACAATATCGACGATTTTATGCAACAGGTCAGTACCTATGCCCAGATATTTGGCTTTTGTGGCATCTTGATCGACTCGCCGCCCCGTGATGACTCGATTTTGACCTTAAAAGATCAACAAGATTCGGGGATCCGACCTTATCTGTGCGTTTATCAACCCCCAGATATTGTCAATTGGGCCTTGGATCGGTTTGGTCAATTGATTTGGGTCAGGTTGAAAGAGAACAACCAAGAAAACGATGACCCGTTTGGCGATGAAGAAGAAACCACCCATTACCGGACTTTCACCCGAGACGAGTGGTTTTTGCATGACGACCAACAAGTGCTGATCGACTCCGACACCCATGGATTGGGCCGAGTGCCGTTTGTGTGTGCCTATTTCCAAAAGCACCCCCAATATCCGTTCGTCGGCTTGAGTCAATTGGTAGATATTGCCCCCATCAATCGACTTTTGGCCAATATCAACAGCTATATTGATGAGTTTGTCAGTAAACAGGCGTTCCCTTTCTTGGCTAGTAGTGAGAACCCGATGATGCCGGACGGTCAAGAGCCAGAATCCATCATCAGTGCCAGCAACGTTTTTAATTATCCGCAAGGTGGTCAGCCACCAAGTTATGTCTCACCGCCAACTGACCCCGCCCAATTCATGCAGGATTATTCTGCCGACTATTTGATCCAGCAAATTTTAAGGGCGGCCCATTTGGATCATCGAGCCTTAGCCGAACAGTCAGGGGTAGCCAAGCAATACGATTTCCACCAATTGAACCATGTACTGTCCAAGTTTAGCCGAAATCTGGAGATGGCCGAATTGCAAGTGATGGATATTTATCACCGTTGGACAGGTCAAGAGTCGGAGCCCGTTCAGATTGATTATCCTGACAATTTTGAGATCGAAACCATCAGCCAAGCCTTAGCCAACAGCAAGTTGGTTCGAGAAATATTTGGAGATAAATCGCCGACTTTCACCAGCGAACATTTACGCCGTATGGCCCGTCGTTTGACACCCAAGCTAGAAGAGGGGTTGGCTGAAACCATCGCTGAAGAATTAGAAGAGTCAGCCACTTCAGATGCTCAAGCTCTGGCTTTTGATGAAGAGATGCAATACTTGACCAATCCCAGTGAGCCGATGGATGCCGTATAAGAAAATCACCCGAGGTAAAAACAAGGGCAAATACCGATCCAAAACGGGCCGGGTCATGACTTTGGGCAATATTAGAGCCTATTATGCCAACAAGAAAACCAAAAAGAGCAAATGAGCCTTAACGATTATCAAGAATCCGTTTTTAAGTCTCGGGCGATCCCTTACAAAGCCACCCAAGCCATTCAAGACCGGCAACTGATGGCTTTGAAGATGGCCACGGCTCAATTGACCGACTTGATCCAAGGCATTGCTGATAAAGGTGAAGGTGGCCAAGTCAATCGAGGCTTATTCTTGGCTAAAAAGCAAGCCATCCAAAACTTGATGGTTCAATTGGCCCAAGGCATGGGGCAAGACATCTCAGAATCAGTCTCAGCCGTAACCGAAGAGACCGCCGCTTTGATGCAAGAAGTCACTGACAAATTAGCCACCGATCAAGACCAAGAAGTCGATCTCAGCAATCTGGCTACTGTTCCCGAAACGGTGTTGCAAAACTATGTCCATCGTGCTGATAGTGAAGGCTTAAAAATCAGTCCTGACATTTGGGCTGGCAACCAAACGGCTTTGATTGAAAACCAAGTTTTATCAGCCATCAGTCGTGGCCAAAGTGCCAAGTCATTAGCCCAAGATTTAGAGCAATTTATCAATGGTGGCTCCGTGGGCATGGGTCATAGTATCGCTTATAAGACCATGCGATTGGCCCGAACCGAGATCAATACAGCCTATCATGAAACCCGTCGCTTGAGTGCCATGGCCAGCCCAGTAGTGGCCGGGATGCAATGGAGATTGAGCAACCGTCACCCGAAATGGGATATTTGCGATTTATTGGCTGATCAAGATTTGTATGGGTTGGGTCAAGGCGTTTACCCATCCGAACAATTGCCACCCAAGCCACACCCGAACTGCATTTGTTACACCATGGACAAGTTGAGAGACCCTTCCGAATGGCAAGAGCCCAAGCCAATCATTAAGGTCAAGACCACGCCCAACTCTTTTTCACTTAACAATTTGGCTGATAGTTTGGCCACGGTCAAAGCTACTGACAATTACATCACCAAGCAATACCAAATTTTTGAGGCTTTGATGGATCGAACCATTGCTGATGCTGACAAGTATCCACCACCAGAGCCTTCAATGCCTGAAGCTCCATCAGCTCAACCTTCCCCCGATTGGTTAGAGGCCATCCCTGATGAAGCCTTTAACCAATGGTACGAAGATTTGGTCAGCCCGTATTCAAAGGCGGCGGGTGACAGCCAATTGGAAGATATCACTGGCTTTGCCATGTATGACGTGATGACTGAAGCCACTTACAAAGAAATCGTCAAGGCCACAGCTTTGAAGGGCGAGGCCTTGACCCAAGATGAATTTGTAAATGTGTTCAAGAAGCATGATGAGAAGGATTGGAAAGGCAACAGCTACTATGATGGTGTGCTGAAAATGGCACTTCCCGGTGATGACACGATACTAGAATTGGCCAATGCTGACATCGCCAAAGCGGCTGAAAACTTGGTCGGTTTGGCCGAAGCTGGAACTTTTGGGGTTGTCAAACCCAAAGCACCGACAGCTGATGTTGAGCCCACAACTCCACCCCCAGAAGCGGATGTTGATAATTACGGGAAGCTCCAAGACGAATTGAGTTTCTACTTGCCAGAAGCTGTTTATAAAGATTTATTGTGGGAAGTTTCATTGTGGGAAGTTTCAGCTATTCCAAGCGTTTTGCAAAATCCTGACAATTTGAAACAACTTTGGGCCTCAATAGCCCCCGACTATATAACTGATTTGGGTCAAACTGCGGCTGATTTTAATGCTATCAAAGACCATTTGTTGTCTTTAGTAGCTGACCAACCAAGCCCAACACCTCCAACACCAGAAGCGGATGTTGGCTGGCTAGATAACGTGCCCGAGCAATCTTTTTTGGATTATTACGATGGCGATTCAAGTAACCCCGATTTGGCCGAAGGGTTTACCATAATGGAGTTGATGGAGCCGAACACTTTCGAAAAAATTGTCAAAGATGCCATTACTAAAGGTGGAAAGTTGAGCCAAGAAGAGTTTGAAGCCTCTTTCAAAAAACATGATGAAAAAGATTTCTCAGGCCAAACTTATTTTGATGGCACCATAGAAATGCAGGAGATGATGGGGGAGCCGTTTTTGGAGTTGGCGAATGTTGAGGTTGCTAAGACGGCTGAAAGTTTGATGAGTTCGGCCAAAGGTGGGGCTTTCAGCACACCTAAGCCAAGCCCAACCGTTGCCCTTGAAGACAAGGCACAGTATGACAAGTTGCAAGACCAATTGAGCTTTGACTTGCCAGAGGATGTTTATGTTTCTTTGTTAAAACAAGTACAAGCTGACAACTCAATCTTGCTTGACCCCCAAAACTTCCAAGATAAATGGTACGGCTCAGATTCAAATGTGGGGGCCAAGTATATTCCGACCAGTGCTGATTTGTATAAGTTTGTTGACAGCTTGACCAGCACCGTACTTTCCCAACCAAGCCCTGCCCCTGCTCCTGAAGCTCCACCAGCCCCCAAGCCCTTTGACCTTACCCCCAACAATACAACGTCAGTTACGGTTGATTTGTTTGATTTAGGGCCATTTGAGGGGCAAGTTAAGAAAGCCAAAGAGCAAGGATTCCCGATTGATACCAATCAATTGCAAATGGTCTCCAGTTTGGGTGGTAGCACTGGGGCCAAATTGGTCAAGAATGTTGACAATAATGAACAGTTCGTTTTCAAGCAAGGTGGCAATCAACTCCATTTGCGAGAAGAGATTGTTGCTGACTCTATTTATCAAACATTCCAAGGCAAAAAGTCGGTCAATGTGCCAGAGTTTGAGGTCTACCAAGAAGACAATGGCGAATTGACCAAGTTGGCCAAGTATTTGGATGATACGGTCAGTTTGGGTGATGTCTTGAATGGCACTTTCAGCAACAAAACAGTTACAGCTGACAAGATCAAAGCCAAAGTCCAACAGGGGTTCGTGTTGGATGCAGTTTTAGGGAATTGGGATGTAGCCGGAACCGCATATGACAATATCTTAATAACCAAGCGGGGCAAAATTTATCGGGTAGACAACGGAGGAGCCTTGCGTTTTCAGAATCAAGGTCAAACCAAGGGCGGGGCTTTTGCCGACCAGCCTAACGAGTTGTGGAGCCTCTTAGACGCTAATATCAACCCTTCGGCGGCCAAGGTTTTCTCAGGCTTGGATTTAGCCGAGGTCAAAAAGCAAGCCAAGAGCCTTTACCGTCAACGAGACCAGATCCTAGACAATCCATTATTAGATGATGAATTGAAAAAGAAACTAGATAGAAGGTTGCAAGCCTTGAATGATCCTTTCTTTTGGCAACGGGCAGAGCGTGAATATGACCGCTTAGGTATCGCTACTGTGGCTCAAAAGAAAAAGGTGGATAGAGAGACGGTGGAAGCCTATCAAGAGCAAATGACGGGCGTGATGGCCGTTGCTGAGCAAGATTCCAAGCTAGGCCGAATCGCCTTGGAGATTGACCAAGAAACTGTCGAAGGGCTGACTGGTAACATCCAAAAAAACTCAGATCGTCAAGGCCAAGAAAGCTATACCTTGGAGTTTAAGGTTACTCAAGCTAGTGATGCTAAATTCCAAAAAGCCGCCAAAGGATTGGGAGCCCAAAAAAAGAGTTGGGAATTTATTACCCGAGAGTACGACCAAGCTGATGGCGTTTGGAAGGATCTGGGCGTTGGGTCTCAATATCCAATTTCATTACTTGATACCTACATTTATCAAGATCCAGCCGGGGCTTACGAATTTAAGTATGTGTCGGGTGCAAGTGGTCAAAGGGCTATGCGAGGAACGACGAGAATTACCGTCAACGGCTCGTTGGACGATTTCAAGGCTCAACTACCACAAATCTTGTCTGACCTTCAGTTAGACCCCAACTTGTTGGCTCAACCAACCGAAACATATAAGACCAAGTTGAAGGCGGCCCAGATGCTACAACAATTCTTACCTAACAAGATGTGGAAGGCTGGTTGGGATAAGCAATTCGCCAAGTCTAGCGATGAACAGGAGAGCCAAGAATTGATCGAATTGGCCCAAAAAGAGATCGCCATGGCGGCTGGAGTTTCAACCGATGAGGTTCAAAGATGGTTGGATGATACCAACATGGAGGAGGGCTTCTCTGGTTACAAGGTCAACACGGTCAAAAATAAGAATTATCAAGATGCCATCCAAAAAGATATCTCCTATTTAACCCACAACATCAGCCCCGAGAATGTGGCTAGGGTTTTTTCGACCCAAGGCTCAGGACTAATGTCAACCCGAAACCGTTTTAGCCGAGGCCTCACTGTCGGTGGGGCTTCCAGTGAAACTGACTTGCAGACTGGTGGTGCGGATAGTGCTTTTACCCGAGTGGTTAATAAGCAAACTGGTTCCATGGCACGGGTCGGTGGGTTGGGTGGCAATGTGATGTTGGTTTTGGACAAGCAATTGCTAAACCGAACCGATTGGTATGCCTACAATGCTGACATCTATGGTGGTACTGATTGGAAAAAATATGATCATGAATCAAACCGTAAGGGTGCGATCGAGTTGGGATCAATGGGGTCGACCAGTAATGAGGTCATGTTTCGGCAAGGGATACCAGAAAGTGCTGTCCAAGGCATTGTTTGTGCCGATAGTGAAACCAAAGATACATTGATGCGGGTATTGAATAATGCGGGTATCACTCAAATCGGGTCGATGCCAATTTCTGATGAGACCATCCAAGTGGCATATAAGCAAGCTGAGACTGATTATTACAAAGACCCGGCAACACTAAAAGATGCCAGCCGGTTGTTGAAACCTGAGCCCGAGGAGTCAATTGGGGTAGATAATGACAAGGTTATAGCTTTAAAAACCAGCTTGAAAGTGACTGAAGAGTGGTATCAAGACGGCACATTGGACGAAGCGGCTTATCAAGCGGCCAAATCCGCTTTGGAGGGAGAGCTGGCGAAAGCTACCGGCACCCAAAAAGCCATCCCAGAGATCAATCTTGAATATTTCGATTCGGAGATAGAGCCCAAACTGAAGGGTTCAGCCAACAAAAAGAAGAAAATTAAAGAGGTTTATGCCTTGATCTCTGACGAATTAGAGACTTATGCCAGCCAAGCGGTCAACACGCCTAATTTTGTCAATGGCTCTGAAGCTGAAAAAGAGGAATATATCGAAGATTGGACAACTGAGTTTTTGGTTAGTGGCAAATACGGCGGTTCCATCTCAGGCGGCCAATTCTCAATCACTTTGAAAGCCGTTTTGGATGGCATGGGGCTTTTGAGCTAATGTCAGTGGCTTGGATGGTTTATGACAGTAGTTGGGCCGATGGGGAGGAGCCATGGTTGGCTTTTTATACCCAATTCTGGCACCCAAACGGGCAAAGTTTGAGGTTGGAGGATATCGGCAAAGACAAGATCGAACTGGATGGCGGGTTCCGGTGGGGGGCCAGTGGGGTCGAGTTGAATGGCTCGGTCTTGCAACGTCAAGATGATGGGAGTTGGATCCAAACCCAAAAAAAGACAGGTCGGGTCTTGGCCTATCAATATTTGACTGTTGAGCTATATAACGAGTTCTTCCCGCACGTTTTCCCCCAATCATTTGGGAGTACTGAAGATTTGCAAGCCTATATCAATCAATACAATCGGACTAATTTTGGATTGAAATGACAACTAATCAATTGATACTTGACCAATCGCCCAAACAGGCTTTGGATCAATTTTTGCAAAAATATCAAGAAGTCGGGGGGCAAAACATTGAGGAAATCAAAAAAATAGCTTTGGCTACCATTCGGCACTTGAACGGCAACAAAGATGTCAGGTTTGAAATGGCTAAGACGAGGGCTTTAGAAAAACGATGGTATCAATCATTGACTAAAGGCCAGCCCGATTGGGATGTCTATGCCTCCGATTTGTACATGGCAGAGTTGTGGGGGTGTTGGATTGTTTATTCTCGATCTTATTTGCGGAACATCATTTCGCCGACCTCAATGGTCAATCATAGTGTCTTGACCGAAATGGGGCCGATTAAAACGGTGGTCGATTTAGGTTGTGGATTCGGCTTGACCACCGCCGCATGGAAACAGATTTGCCCAAAAGCTCAAGTCTATGGAACTAATTTGGACGGAACTATACAGATGAAAATGGCCCATCGGATGGCGAAGGAATACAAATTCCAAATGGTTTCGGAGTTAGATCAAATAGAGCCAAATGCTGATGTGGTTTTTGCCTCAGAGTATTTTGAACACATTCCCACGCCTGTCCAGCATTTAAGGAATGTTCTCAAGAAGCTGAAGCCACAGAACATGTTGATTGCTAACGCTTTCGGTACTCAAGCGATTGGCCATTTCCCTCGCTACCGAGTCAATGGTCAAAATTTGGATGGCAAGCAAACCTCAACAGCTTTCAATGCAGAACTAAAAAAGTTTGGGTTTGCCAAAGTAAAAACCCAATTATGGAATAATCGGCCCAATTTTTGGAAAAGGGGTCGGGTTCCAATCACTCAAAATGGCCGACGGGCCTTAAACGACGATCGACGGATCGAAAACGGAGGATAATAACATGGCTGAAAATATAGAAACTACCACCGAAGAAACTACTTCTGCGGAAGTCTCAAGCCCGACTGACGGGTCGCAAAACACGGCACAGGATTCAAAACCTGTATTCAATGACCAACAGCAACACTGGATAGATAACCAGATCATCCCCAAGATTTTGGCCCAAGCCAAACGGCAACAAACGGCTGAAGCTAAGTCGAAAGGCTTAGTCAAAGACGAACGGGAAGAATTGGAGATATTCAGAGTTCAGCAACGTGAGCAAGCTGAGCAACAAGCCTTGGAAGAGCAACGCAAGTTGGAAGAACAGGGCGAGTATAAGCGGATCATCGAAGAAAAGGATACCCAAGTCCAGAAAGCAATGGCCGACGCTCAACAAGCGGTCAGCCTATTGCAACAAGAACGGGAATCCAATTTCATCGAGAACCAATTGAGTTCAGCTATCGCTAGAGTCGAGGGAGGCATTATCCCTGAGATGGTGCATATCGCCAAGCAGATGATGAAAGCTGGCGTACCGATCATCCCGGATTCTGACAACCACTACACTATTCAAGCCCACAACAACGATGGCAATGGGAGCTTAGAGGTGCAGGTGGTTGATGGGAACGGTAATCGGCCTTTCAACTCTAACGGCGAGTATATGAGCCTAGAGGAAGCAGTAACTGGCTTCGTCGGACGGCATCCCAGTTTCCAACCAGCCAATTTTAGGGGCGGTGGTTCAGGTGCCAGCGGCGGTTCTTCGCTCAACACGGTGCAGAGTTTGCAAAAAGAGCTTGACGACTTGACGGCCAAAGCCCAGAAATCGGGCCGGTCAGCTGATCGGCAAGCCATGTTGAAAAAAACGAGAGAATTAAAGGCGGCTCAACAAACATGACACCGCCAAAGGGAGCATTAAATGGCTTTTTCAGGACGAGCGACTTATGATAACGATGACCTGATTGCTGAAGATGTTAGCAATTTGGTATCCACTATTTCACCTTTTGAAACCCCATTGTTAGACTTTTTGGGCGATGCTGGTTCACCAGCTACCAACGTCTTGCATGAATGGGTCGAAGATTCACTTTCACCCGGATCGTTAATCAATTCCAGTGCCCTCGCCAGTGCCACGGCTAATACGGCTTTTCGAGTTAATGGCACCGGCAATGAACTCCAAGTAGGCGATATTTTGCGGATGGTTCCCGGCAATATCATCGCTGGCGAGGAGCTGATGCAAGTGGTTACCGTTCATGGTGCCAATTCAATTACTGTCTCCCGAGCGTTTGGTGGTGTGGGTGCCAACTCAGCCGCCGCTGGTGGCACTTTGGAATTGCTTAGTAACGCCAGCTTGGAAGGAGCAGATGTGTCGGGCGATATTGGCATGAACCGTACCCGAAACTTCAACTTCGTCCAGCAGTTCCAAAAGCCGATCGAGGTTTCTGACACCGAACGGGCGGTCAACAATTTGGGTGGCATTGATGACGAATATGCTTACCAGCTAGAAAGTCGAACCAAAGAGATTCTGCGTGACCTAGAAAAAGCAGTCATCCTTGGCGCGGCCGGTGGTAACAGTTTCGGTTCATCTACGGCTTATCGTAGCATGAAAGGGATTTGGCGATTTATCACTACTAACCAAAACACCACTACCGCCGCCCTAGACGATAGCTTCTTAGGCGATAGCCTAGTCAAATCGGCTTGGGATAACGGTGGTGATGATGTTGACGTGATCATCGCTGACGCTCAATGGAAACGTGCCATTGATGGGTTGATTGATACCCGGATTAGAGTAACCACTGACGAAGATACTTTGCGAACCGAAGTTACCTATTATGAGTCTAGCTTCGGCCGTCAAGCCATCTTGCCTCCATCCCGACATATGCCTTACAAGTCAGCCATGGCTTTGGCTTCTGATCGGATCGAGGTGGTGCCGTTACAAGGCCGATCTTTCCAACACCAAGAACTAGCCAAGACCGGTCATGCCACCAAAGGCGTGGTGGTTGGCGAGTACACAGTGGCTGTCATGAACGAATCTGGCCATTCGCGTGGCGTAGATACTGACGCTTAACCTTTTAGCCTCTACCGACCACAATCGAAGGAGCCTTAATAATGACCAGATTAGAGAACCAGGATTTCAACACTTTGAGCCAATTCATGCTACACAATATCCATCGGCCCTTCAACCCCCAATTTTTGCTCAGGTTCAAGAAGGCCTTACCTGTTTTGTTGAAAGATTATGAGAAGCTGGTGGACGAAAATGGACAATTATTGAAAGAGAACCAAAAACTGAAAAAACAAGTTGAAGACCTACAACCAGAGTTGTCAAGCCTACAACCAGAGTTGTCAAACCAGCAGGAGGTGGCCGAATGAAATACAATATCGCCTTCTTTTGTAATAGTGTGCCGTTATCAGCCGAAACCATACAGTTACAGAAATCCTTGGGTGGTAGCGAAACGGCTTTGATCTACATGGCCAACGCTTTAGCTGATCGAGGCCACAGTGTTACCGTTTTCACCCAAATGACCGATCAAGACCAACAAGGTTTTTATAACAATGTTAAATGGGTCGATCTGGAGGGTATGGCTGGTGCTTGCCAAGCTATCGAATGGGATGTTTTTATCAGCCAGCGTCATCCTTCCGTTTTAGAGAAACCGATCCGAGCCAAATATCGGGCTTTGTGGGTGCAAGATGTGCTGATGCCCTATTCCAAAGCGGCTCTAACCTCGACCTTGTGGCAAACCGATCAAATCTACTATGTCAGCGAATGGCATTGCGACAATTATGAGAACCTTCTGCCTGACGGAGCTGACAGGTTACGGTTCGTGACCAAAAACGGCATTGATCTGGCTACGGTGGATGCCAATACTGATGAAGATAATCGAAATACCGGCCAATTGATCTATATTTCACGTCCAGAACGCGGCCTGTTCCCGTTACTGCAAATCTTTCCCCAAATCAAAGCTCAACGTCCATGGCTGGAGTTGAAAGTTTGCCGCTATTATTCGATGTACGAAAACAATGCCGAGGTGAAACAGATTTGTCAACAAGCGGATCGGATGGTGGCCCAAACCGAGGGCGTTGAATATTTGGGCAACTTGAACAAAGCTGACCTCTATCGAGCTATCAGTCAAAGTGCTTTGATGGTCTATCCCGGGGTGCCAGATTTCGACGAGACTTCCTGTATCGCCGCCTTAGAAGCCCAAGCCTGCCGGACACCGTTGGTGGCTAGCCGAAAAGGTGGCTTGATCGAGACTTTGGCCCACGGAGCTGGAGCCTTGATCGGTGGGGATGCTTACAGCGACGGTTATCAACAAGAATTTATCAATCAAACTTTTGATTTGCTGGACGATCCAGAACGGTACACCCAAGCCCAACAGGTCGGGCGTGATTGGGTGGAAAGCCAGTACCAATACAAAACCATCGCCACCGAATGGGAAAAGAACCTAGACCTGTTTTTTGAAACCCGATTCAACACTTATAAAAGCCAAATCTTTGACAATTTATTGCATCATGACGATTTTGCTACCGCTCATCATATCGTTGAGCATAAAGAAATCAAAGAGGCTCAAGCTCTTGACTTGTATGGGGCTTTGAGCCAAGACCATACCGAAGAAGATTACGATGTGATGATGTTAGACCCGGAGGAGGAGGAGCAAGCAGTGGAGGATGGCCGCCATTTCCGGTTAGAAACAGTCTTGCAATTGCTAGACCCCAAACGGTCAGGCTTGGAACCGAAATCTATCCTTGATTATGGGTGCGGTGGTGGAATTTTTGCTTCAGCTTTGCAACGTATGTTTCCAAAAGCGAATGTTCTTGGCTTAGATTTCAGTGGCGGGATCGTGGACAAAGGCAACCAATTTATTCGGAGCCAAGAGTGGAACGATAGCAAGGTGCCATTGATTTTGGAAGCCGATTTGGTGAACCAAGGCACTTTGCAAGAGGTCAAGTCTGATGGTGAGACTTATATGAGTCCTGAGCAGAAATTTGACCTGATCTTGGTGGGCGAATTATTGGAACACTATATCGAGCCAATGGAACTGATCTCAGCCTTGGATGATGTCTTGGCTGAAGGTGGCACTATTTGCTGGACGGTGCCCAACGGCCCCTTCGTGGAATTGGCCGATACCGAGCGGGAACGAACCGAACGTACCCACCGAATCCATTGGGAATATAACACAGTTAAAGAGGTTTTTGGTGGCAAAGCCGATTTTGATATCCGTTACATCTGCATCAATAATTCGACCGGCATTCGCGGTTTGGATAAGGGCCATTATGTATTCAGCCACAAAAAAGAAGGCCAATACGGCGAAATCAATTTTGACAAGAAATACAAGTTGACCCGGCCTTACCAAAAAGTTTCAGCTTGCCTGATCGCTCGTAATAACGAGAAAGATATTGCTCGGTGTTTGGATTCCATCCACCAAGTAGCTGATGAAATAATCATTGCTGATAATGGGTCAACTGATTCGACCTTGGAGATAGCGGAAAAGTATGGGGCCAAGATAATCAACTTGCCAGAAAAATGGCCACAGGCTCCAGAATGGGCACCTGCCCCGGGCAATTTCTCATGGATGAGAAACGAATCGGTCAAGCCAGCCACTGGTGATTGGATCTTGTGGATTGATACTGATGAGGAGTTGAGGAACGGCCATTTGTTAGGCCAATATCTTCAGTCCAGACTGTTTGACGGATTTGTCTTGCGACAAAACCATTTGATGGTCGATGTTGACACCAAATCGCATGACACCCCAGTCCGAGTCTATCGGGCAGACCAAGGCTTCGAATTTTATGGTTGCATCCACGAACACGCCCATAAATCTTTGAACCAGCCGATCGAACCGTCATTAGAGTTGGACAAGACTGACATTATTCATTACGGCTATGTGACCGAAGATATCCGAAGATACAAGTGCATGACCAGAAACATGATGTTGATGAAATTGGATCGGGCCGTTCATCCAGGCCGGTTGTTGGGTTGGTGTTTGTTAGCCCGAGAGTATTTGAATTTGGCCAGTTGGGAGAAGCAAGACGATCCACGAGCCCCATTCAGCCAAATGACCGAACGCAGATTAAGGGAGGTGGTCAGAATATTTCATGATCCAGATTTGGATTTATCCAACCCAGAAGGCCGGTATTACAAGATCATCTTCCCATTATATCAGTCGGCGTTGAAATGTTTGGATGCTGGCATCCCAGTCGAAGTTGATGTCAAGGTCAGCCAAAACGGGCAAGGCTTCCGCTTTTTGGATCAAGAAGATCTGGAGCGTCATCTGAATTTTAACTTGCACGGCATGACCAGCAAATTGCCACCGCAAGGCCGGAACAAAACCTATTTGACACAGGTGGAAGGATGATCCACGAATACAAGGCCAACTTGATCGCATTAAGCCAGATCGAGGTTGAGTCAGTAACTTCAATCGAAAGATGGAAGGCGTTAATCTATCGAGACATGGACACCTTTAAATACTTGTCGTATCAACCGATTAAACGGAGAAACTTGCCCTGTGAGACAATCTTTGGCCTGAAGAAGGGTGAGACTCTAGCCAAAGCCAAAGCCCACCTTGACGGGCAGTTAGAGCTGTTTTAAGCATCTATAAGGAGAAAGATCAATGGCCGTACGAGCAACCATGTCAGATGTCATCAGTTACACCCGCGAATTGGTCAGTGATGCGGCCAGTAGCATCTTCACCGACCAGAAAGTGCAAGATGCCTTGGATCAGCATCGCACCCATTTCGATTATATCTTGTTGGATCGGGATGGCGATTATCGGTTCTACTATTCCCGAGCTTGGCGTGGCGATGATGTCTCATTGAACCGGATCCCACGTTCGACCCATCCGATCGAGGTGCCAGATTTTGCCATGTATACCCAGATCGGGTTTTTAGAGTCTGGCTACGATTTGCGGGATGGAAGGACAGAAGAAAATACGGCCTACACCCCAGATTATGCCAACTTGATCGACGGCACCTACATTTTTAGCACCGCTTTGGATACTGATCTCTATTTCTTTGGTGATGGCTACAATACATATCGGGCGGCCGGTGATTTATTGGCCCGAACACCAGATTGGGGGCGGTTGCCGATGGGCTCAACTAGCCGTGGCGGTATCAGTGAATCCTACGACTGGAAAGATAAGGTAGAGATGCTGTATCAACGTGGCTACAACCTTAACCGACGAGCGAGGAAGTTATATCGTGGCTAGAAAAAAGAAAGGTGGCTTGAGCAAAAACGGGGATGGTCGGAGAGTGACGGCCAAACAAATTAAGCATCACTTGGCATTGAACGGTCAAATCAAGCCCGAGGAAATGAAGGCCACGGAACTGGTTTGGCGGCGAGACTTAGAAGCCAAAGCCAAAAAGGAGGCCAAATGATCATCAAAAGATCCGACACCTTGGCCTTAGTTTGCCATTTACAAGGCCTTATCAACCCCGATCGGATGGCCAAATTGTTGGTCAAACGGCCCTCTTTGTATCAGCGATGGCAAGATTACGGACGGCAAGGCCGGATTCTTAGCCGCCGTCGGTTGGAGTGGCGATGAATTTCTATATCGACAGCACCGACCAATTGACGGTCAACATTCAGCAAGAGACTGCCACCCAAGACGCCAATTTCAATTATGTGTCGGGCAGTCCGACAGCCTTGCAATCAAGCGTGGTGGTAGATATCCAACCAGCTCAAGCAACCTTGTCGGAGAGTGCGACAGGTGGTGCTTATCAGTCCAGCCATGTCATGTATTCGCACAGATACGCCAATGTCTTGACGGCCTACCCGTCAGGGGGTGTAGTAGTGGTGTCGGGCGGTACGACATATGATGTGCAGGGGATTAAAGATTGGACGACTCACATGGTAGCTGATTTACAAGAGCGGATATGATGCTAAAGGCCAAGCAGAATATCGACCAGTTTTTAGCCAAAACCTTGGATCCAGTGATTGACAAGATCGAGGATAAAGGTGAAGCCTTTTTGGATTATGTGGCCCGTCAAGCGGTCAACAATAGTGTGGACGGCTCCCGTGCTGGCACATGGATTGACAGGACTGGCAATTTGAGGGCCAGTGTGGGTCATATCCTTCGAAAGCGGTCTTCGGGGCCGTATGCGACAATTTTCGCGGCCATGGATTATGCGGTTCATGTCCATTTCCGAGATGGGTATCGGGTCTTGGTCATGCCGACCAAACAAGAGTTAAAAGAAGGGGCCAAGGCGTTCGATCTATAAAGGAGGATTTATGCCAAAACAATATGGGTGTGCCAAATCTTACAGTTATGGCAATGGCCCCAAAAAACGGTCTGCTAAGAAAAAAACAAAAACAAAAGGGGGCAAAAAGTCTTAGATGGGTGCAGTAACCTCGGATGCCTATTTGATCGGTCTAGCCAACTTGATAAATGTGTCAGGCGTGACCAGCTTGTTAAATGGTGGCATCACCAAAGGCCCGAAACGGCCGGATGGTGTCAGCTACCCTTCGATCAATGTCTTGGCTTCGGTCAACGATGTCGGCATGGACTCAACTATCCAGAATTATGACGGCTGGTTCAATATCTTCGTGGCTTCGGAAGGCAACGGCTCAGCTGATATGGCCACCCTAAGCTCGATCGAATCTCAAGTGCTAACGGTGGCCAATGTTGACCGATGGACACAAGGCACCACCGTCTGTAAATCGCAATTCTTCATTGGCTCCCTTGGCCCGTTATGGGATCAACTGGAGTCAGATGTTCATTACCTGAGCGTCAGGTTTCGCTCTTACATTAGTCTATAAAAAGGAGGTCAAATGTCATTAGAAGTTGACATCGCCACTATCCAGTACCCCCAAGTGGATGGAACTGTCATCCGTAGTGAGGACGGGGCTGTGGTTTCAGTCTCAGGCCATTACAACGTAGGTGGATCCACCGACGAGGAACGGCAAGAGAATTTGGAGGTCGAAATGTTCAAGCGAGGCAAAATAGCCTTGGCTGACTACGATCGCCAAAAAAAGATCGACGACGAATACAAAGAGATTCAGAAATCGGTCGACCCAATCGAGAACAGCAAAATCCAGCAACCTACTGCCCCCACCGCTCCCAGCTTGAAAGCGGAAGCCAATGGCGGCAAATTGGAAGTCGCTGGCGTAGCTGATACGGCCACGGTCAAGATCGTGGTAAATATTGTGGGTCAAGGTGAACCAAGCACCAAGACCGAAACCCAAACCGATGAAGATGGAAATGAAACCGAAGTTGAAGTGGATAACACTGTCCGGATCAATTTCACCCAGACCATCACCACCGGTTTGCCAGATTATGCAGTCGAGATAGATCAACCAACCATCGAGGTCAATATCACCTCGACGGCTTATAACAAAATAGATGACGAAGCTGAAGCGACCACCACATGGACACCAGCTTCGGAAGGAGAATAAATCATGGCTATTACCCCGGGAAATGTATTGATCGGGTCAGGCGACATTTCAGCCTTTATTGACACAGCCGCTGGAACGACTTACGCCTACACTTCGTTGGGCGGGTTTCGGGATGGAGTTACCATCACTTTCAGTGAGGATCGGGTCAACGTTGAATCTCAAGATTCGCTAGGTTTTGTCAAATCAGTCCGATCCAGATTGGAATGCACCATCACCACCACTTTGCTGGAATCGACTTTCGACAACCTTAATACCTTGTTGATCGGTAACGGAACCAATGCGTCCAGCATCAAGATTGATGCCGATCCCACCCCCGGCGGCAATGCTCAAATCGCCTTCCCGCTCAAGTTCGTGGGTGATTCATCGGATGGAGATTTTAAGACCATCATTTTTTCTTCGGTGGTGCCGGTTCTCGACGGAGATATCACCTTTAGCAAAGATTCGGAGCTATTAGTACCAGCCACTTTCGTAGCCTTAGCGGTCGACGATAGCGGATGGGGCTTCGGCAATATCGCTAACAGTTAATTATTATGAATGAAGATCGACTCAGCTTCCTACAAGTCAAGGTTGAAGAATTAGAGAATCAGGTCAAAAATCTGAAGCAAGAAGGGGTTGGCGATCAAGCTGACCAAGTGCGGAAGGTGATGGCCGATATTCCCGAAGTTTTCACCGTCCATCGCCGTGATCAAGCCGGTGGGATGGAGAAGATCGAACTTTCATTGCATTATCCATCATTTTATAAACTTGAGCTGATAGCCACTGAAGTTCAAGCTCTGTTGTCCAGCGTCCAAGATGACGAGGATTTAATGGGTGAAACCGCTATCCCTCGATTCATCTTGCGACTGCTCGGCAAGGAAGACCTGCGGGATCAGGTCTATAAAGTTTTACAGATCGCTTTGGATCCGTTAGCTGATCCCAACCCAACCGACCTCACGGTACCGATTGAAACGATTAAGTTATTGAACCCAGCGGCAGTAATCGACGCTTTGGTTAAAGGTTCGACCCCTTTTTTCGTTCAAATCTTTCAGATTCTGAGCCTAAACAAAACAGCCTGATCCCACCGTGGATGGGGTTTGCCAGTTTAGAACTCAACATGGCACGTGGGCTACATTTCCCGCCTGACCATATCTATCGCAAGATGAGCTACCTCAAACTCTTGCTATTTTTGCATATTTTGGATTTGGAAGAACAAGAACGCAAAATCGAGGAAATTAAGACCAAGCATCGAGAACAAGCCAAGAACGCTCCGGCCCAATTCAGGAGAGGCCAACGATAATGGCTGACGAAAATCTCGGCACCCTCAAATACGACATAGAACTAGACACTAAAGGCCTACAACAAGGGGCCAAGAAAGCTGAGACCATCATGCAAAGGATGGAAAAGAGCTTTCGATTTTTAGGCGAAGTCAACCAAGCTGGCGAGTTGTTGACCCGAACTGGCAAGTTTGTGTTCAATTTCGGCAAACAGTTCGTCGACGCGGCGGCCAATGTTGAGCGGTTGAAAGCCGGTCTAACTTCAGTCACCGGAAGTGCTGACGAAGCTGAAAAACAACTCAAACGGTTACGGGAAGTGGCCAGACTGCCCGGATTAGGCTTCGTGGAAGCAGTCCAAGGTGCAACCAATCTCCAAGCGGCCGGATTCTCAGCCGAGAAAGCTGAGGAATCTTTACGGGCTTTTGGTAACGCTTTAGCCAGTGTCGGCAAAGGTAAAGCTGAACTGGATGGGGTGATTTTGGCTCTCAGCCAAATGCAAGCCAAAGGCAAGCTGAGTGCCGAAGAAATCAACCAGATCGCTGAACGGGTGCCTCAAATCCGTCAGGTGATGGTGGATGCTTTTGGTACTGCCATCCCCAAAGAGATCGAGGGCATGGGCATCTCGATTGACGATTTCGTTTCCGGTGTCAACCGCTCCTTGCTCAAAATCCCACCAGTGGCTGAAACGGCCAGCAACGCTTTTGAAAATTTGGGCGATATTTTCAATCAACTGCGAACCACTATCGGCAATCAGGTCTTACCCCAAATCACCACTGGAACCACCAACCTGAGTAAGGCTTTAGAAGATCTAACCGTCCAGCTATCTCCGACCAACGAACAGGTCGAGATCCTAGGCTCCCAGATCAACCAGCTGACCACCGATTATACGGCCCAAAATGAATCCACCCGAGCCCTGATCACCCGATACGGAGAGATCCAAGAAGCCCTAGCTGACCAAAATATTGACGCTCGGGAAGCGGCTGACTTGAACGACGAGTTATTAGAACTGGTCAACAAGCTGAAATCAGCTTTGCCTGGCTTGAACCTGTTGTGGAACGAAAGTGGCGGCTCGATTGATGTTGCTAACCAAGCCTTAGAACGCCAAATCGAGTTACAGCGTGAAGTGGTGCAAGGCAAGTATCTGCAAGTGGTAGACAAGACCACCCAATCCTTGAATAAGAACCGAGAGGCTATCAAACGGGCCAATGACGAAATTAAGGCTTACAGCATCGCTCGAGAAGTGCTTGGCGGTCAACGGGTTACGGCCATGTCTATTTTGGGAGGAGATAGGAGCAAGCTAAGAGATGCCTTAACCTCAGCGGGGGTTGGCCCTGATACTGGAGCGACTTTCACCCAAGCGGGAGTCAGTGACCGCTTGCTTGACCTGTTCAGAGATACGGAAGGCGGGACTAACCGAGATCGGAAGTTGGGAGTGCTGGTTAATCAGCAGAAACAAGCTATCGCAGGTTATAACGCTGAAATTCTGGAGCTAGGCCAATCGTTCCAAGCCTTTGTCAGTAGCCATGGGCCAGAGATGGAGAAGCAGTTCAACGCTCTGATCCAAAGTTTTAGCAACCAAGACAGCCAGAGGGGGATGAACGCTTTTAACCGCCAGCTGGCCGAGATGGAGGAAGGGTTAGGTGGGATTGTCAGCGGTGATTTTATCCGCTCGATGATTAGCCAGTTCACTGATTTGCAACAAGTGGTCAAAGGTACAGGCCAAGCGGGGGGTGGTGGCACTAGCGGTAAAGACGCGGTTTCTAACCTGTTTTTTGGGATGCACTTCCAAGACGTGAAAACAGCCATTGATGGATTGTTTGCTGATGCCACCCAAGCCTATGTTGATGGCTGGCAAGATTTACGTCAGTCCGTTCCATTCCAGATGGGCGAAGGTAGCCCGATGCTCCGTTTCCTAGGAATTGACCCGATGGGTACTGGAGCCACAGGCAAAGCCAACCGGCAAGGCCGAGAACGGAAAACCCAACGAGACCAGAAGCAAGCTATAAAAAATCAGCAAAAAATAAGGACAGCCAGCGATAAATGGTCAGCCGATCAACAACGGCTCCGTGATCGAGAAAATGATCAGCGTCGGCAAAAACGGCAACGGGAGCAAGAATCGGAACGACGGAAAGACGATCAGAATTTCAGCAACATGCTAAACCGTGAACAACAGATAGAAACACGGTTCCTGCAAAGTGCCAGACAAAGAATTGATGGCGAACAACAATGGGAGCAAGAAACCCGAGCTAAAGGGTTGCAAGCCCTAGACGATCTGCAAAAAGACCAGCAAGAGCGAGAACGAGAGGCGAGCTTGGCTCGGAGAGATCAAGTCTTGGATTGGGTTGACGGGTTGGGCGAGGTGGTTCATGCTTTCGGGCGAATCGCTGAAATGACCGGAGCTGACTCAGTTTTGATGGAACAGCTGAAAGGTGTGCAAGGTGTCTTGATGGGCATTGGCCGGATGGCTTCCGGTGATATGATTGGTGGCTCAATCGCCACTAGTGCCAGTTTTATGCAAATGATTGACGCTCGGATGCAACAAGCCTTGCCTAGAATGGATTCACAAACGAACTTGTTGAAAAGATTCGATACTATCCCTGAGCAATTCAGGGAGTTTATGGGTGCTGATTGGACGGAACAGTTTCACCCCTCGCCAGATCATAAAGAGTTTGAAAAATATCACAGCAAATTGGAAAACTGGGTTCGAGGGCTAGAGATGGCATTCTTGAGCGAAGAAGAACGGGTCAGGCAAGGGAGCCAAGGCATCGGACAAGCCATTTTGGAAGGAGTAGCTGAAGGGTTGAACCAAAACAACATCAGCCAGACGCTTGATTTGATGAAAAAATCGTTGGACGACCTGTTGTCAAGAATGATTCTTGAAGGTGTGATGATGACCGAAGGCTTGAAAGGCAATATCGAGAAGCTGTCTCGCACGGTGGTTGAAGCCTTACGGGATGGAGTCATACATGCCAGCGAAGCGGGTACGATCCAAGGTCTGCAATCAGAAATGGAAAGAGTGGCCCAAAATGTCAGGAACAAAACCGGAGCCGCCTTTGATGTCTTAGGCTTAGACCGTGGCCAATTCTCTGGCCCTAATGCCGGACAACAAAATTCAACAGCCAAAGGCTTGTCAGTGGCCATCCGTAATATCACCACCCGTCAAGCCGACACTTTGACTCGGGTACTGCGTGGTCAATTGTCGTTGATGTCGCAAATCCAGAGCAACACTTTACGATCAGCCACCGCCCTAGAAACTTATTTACCATCATTAGAAACTTTGAATTTATCAGCATCATCCACCAATAACGGCTCAACTTTTGGAGCCAAAGCCAGCAATATTCTGGCCTTAGAAACTCAACGAAAATTCGCCGCCGCTGGCATATAAGGGATAAAGAAAATGGCCAAACAATTAGTCAAACTGAATGGCAGAAATTTATATGACGATCTAGGTCAAAGCTCGACCTATAATTGTTTTTTCGAGACTTTATCGGTGTCAGGTCGTGGCTTGGCTCCCACCCGTGATCGACAATTGCAATTCCCGGGAGATGTAGGTGCTAGAGATTATGGGTCGCTCCCAGACGTGCGGAGGATCACTCTGAACGGCACTTTACACGCCGACACTATTCAAGCCTTCGAATATGGTTTAGACCAGCTGAAACAGCTTTGTCGGAGCCGGATGAAGGTGGACTCGATCTTGTATGGCGAAGCTGAAGCCCAGACGCTTTGGTTTGCTGATGAGTCGGTCATTTTAGGGCCACTTGGCTATGCCAGTCGAGGCAACGATGGCACCAACGAATACATTGTTTGCCAATCCTCCACCGCCAACGCTTCGGCCCGCTACCAACATGCCAACGGCGATTTATTTTCTTATAGGCTGGAGTTTACTTCGTTCGATGGCACTGGCCCTGATTGGCGAGGCCGATTATTTGATCATGTCAGAGCCGACACACCTTCAGCCACCCGGGCCTTTTATTTAGAAAGCTCGGTAGTCAATTCGGCAGTATCCCCCAATACCCCTTCGGTTGGCACCCAGTTTTGGGTCAGGGATGACCGCTTCTATTTAGTCAATTATTCAGGCACCATGAACGAGGAACGGTTGACCCGTCAATGGTTCGCCCATGGATTAGCCAATATCAGCCTGCCTTTCAAGGCCGTCTATCCGTTTGCGGTCAGTGAAGTCAAAAAAACCGATTTCACGCCTGACTCAACCAACGGATATTTCAAGGCTATCAACACCGGCACAGCCCCAACTTTTCCCACTTACCGGATCAAAGGAGCGGCCAATACGCCCAAGATCGTGGAAGCCACCCACTCGCTGGTCTGGAACGCCAACGATGCCACGGCCAAAGGCATTTTAGACGAAGATGTCTCGGCCACCGTCTCAGCGGCGGGGTTTTACGGGCAGACGGGCAAGCTGAACCAAGCGATTGCTATCGACACCAACCAAGACCAAAACACTTTTGATAAACTGATGATTACAGGCATTGGCACCCGATCCGGTGATGGGGTTGGCACCTATATGAACTGGAACAATGGAACGGTGGCTCTATGGTTCAAAAAAAATGGATCATATTCTAATGTAGCTACTGGCCCGGCAAGTGGCCAAGAACATTTGTTTGGCTCCTATTCTTCACCCGATCAACTCCGAATCTACACCCAACCCACCCTCAACCAAATCACTTTCAGTTCTAATAATCGAGAGCTTGATTTGTCTACTACTTCTTTGGTGGCGGGTGCTTGGTATTTGGCTATCGGGCGATGGGATCATCGACGGGATGGCTGGAGTGCGTCTGATAGCTCGGCCAAGGTCAAATTTCAGATTTTCGATACTTCTGGTACCCAAGTCGTAACAGCTTATACCGGCTCAGGCACCGTGGCTACCGCCATGCGAGGTGAATTAGCAGTAGGCAATTTCTATTATCCGTATTCGGGCGGCAGTTTCTCCGCCCCGTGGCCGGGATTGATTGACGACTTGGCTATCTGGGATCGGCCTTTATCGGACAGCGAAGTAACCTCACTTGTCAATGGTGGAACTGGTGTTCGGGCCGACACGGTGGCTTCGTCGGAACTGACCTATTATTCAGATTTTGACCAAACTGTGGGCACGGCTTTCACAGCTTCTCAACTGGCCAGCTCGAACGCTGATTATTTGCGGGTCAGCAGTACTACCACCACCACCGCCAATTGCACCCAAACATATAATTATTTAGATACTACTGCGGCCCAAGGTCATGCTGTGTCAATGTTTTCGGATAATGACCGAGCCATTTTGTACGACGAAACCGGGTACAAGAAAGATATAGTGATTAACGGCACACCAACCTCGCCAGCTTATGGAAGCGACCCCGTAATCACTTTCGATAATGGGTCAGGGGGTGCAGTTTCCGGAGCGGATGAGGTCGGGGTTTATGCCACGCTGAACGGGTCGACGGAGTATTTTAGTGCGGGCACGACCACGGATCTGGATCTGGGAACTAACAATTGGACGGTTTCCGCTTGGGTTAATTGGTCTGGAGTATCTACAAATAAAATCTTCGCCTCCTATGACGGGGCGGATGGGTGGTTTTTGACAGTGAACGCAGGCGGGACTATTACCTTCTCTCTCTATTTTGCCTCAACCATTTACAGGGTTGACAGTTCAACTGTCATAGGGTCGGGCAAATGGCATCATATCGCCGCCACCCTCGACCGAGCCTCTGCCACTGGTATGAAAATTTACATTGACGGGGCAGAGTGTAGCTATTCCGGAACACCCTCCGATCCCACGACACTGTCTGGCGATACGATCACCATCACGGCCACCCGCTACATCGGCGTCGATTGGAATCCGGTTGCGGAATTTCTGAACGGAGGAATCCGTGATTTTCGGACTTATACTAGTGCCCTGAGCTCCACTGATATTTTAAGCCTAGCGACAAACCCATTGGGCACCTTCGGCTCGCCGGTCAACTGGTGGAAGATGGTGGACTCAGCCTCGTCAACAACGTTAGCTAACGACGGATCTGGAG